CTTACAGTAAGTGATAAGATCAGCCCTAGAACTTGGAGATGCCATTACACACAAAAAATCCCTTCTTACCTATTTAGGAAGAAGGGATTTAGTATTTATTCTACTACTTCGGTTGGTGCTACTTCTGCTTCTGGTTCTTGCTCTAGAAGTCCCAGAGTTTCTAGACCGCCTTGTAGTTTGATCTTATACTCTTTTGCTTTGACTAGATTGTCTTCTAGTTCTTTGATTTGCTTTTCAGTTGAAGCAATTTGCTCTTCAAAGTTTGCTTTGAGTTGTGCGGGATCCATAGTTATCACATGTAATAGTGTGTGTAGTATTTATTCTTCTATAATAACAACCTTTTTTAATTCCTCCACAATTAATTTGGATTCTTCTAAATCTGTGTGACAATTGCCGCATCGCATACTATCATTTGATATAGCATATGAGTTTAGAATTGATCTCCAAATATTAATGTCTGTTTTTTCTGGATCGTAAAATTTTGGAAAAAATCCTCTGCAACCAGGACATTCATAGATAAATTTATTATCTGGATCTATAGTTGCGTATTCAATGAGATGATAATAAAAATATGGAGGTTCGTATTTATGTCTATCTTCAATTGGAATTGGTTCCCCAATCCATTTTTCACCACATTCTGGACAATGTGTGTAATGTTTGATATTCATAACGTTCAATCTTCTGGTTTATAATCTTGAATAGTTCTAGCTGCGTCAGTGTTATATCTAGTGATCGTCGCTTCAGTCCACATGACCGTTGCGATATTTTTGACCGCATCATCTTCATCTGCTGGAATTGAATCTCCTGGATTATATAAGTTGAATAAGTTTCTTGTGCTCAACAAATCATTATTTTTATAAACTTTTTCAATTTTATGAATTCCGATTTGACCAGCTGGGTGGGTTTCAATTTTTACCACCTCAATTTCTTCCCTAAGCATGATTGATAAGTAGACAACGCTGAATAATATTTATTGACTTTATTGAACCGTGATGCTATGATAAAAGAAAAAATGTCCTTCCAAATACACACTTGGTTTCCAACAGCAATATATGCCGCAGAAGATATTGTAGAGCATTCATACAATGAGGACCTAAAAAAATTTTCTGAAGAAATTTTTGACAAGAGTGAGTCTGGAGCACACAATTGGAATTGTAACACAAAAAACACCATGGGGTCTCATAATGTGATCGAAGATCCTAGGTTTGATACACTGCTAAACAACATAAACAAACACCTAAAAACTTTTTTGAAGTATCACAACTCTACTCATGACTATGAGTGTAATAGTGGATGGTTAAATATAAATCAAAAAAATTCATATCAAGAATACCATTGCCACGCAAACTCCACATTCAGTGCTGTCTACTACATAGCAACACCACCTGGGTCTGGAAGAATAATTTTCCAAAACCCAACGGAACCAGACATGCTTCCAGTGAAAGGAATCACAGAAGAAAATGATCTAACATTCAAACAATCTTTCTATTCACCACAAGAAAGAACTCTTTTGATCTTTAGATCAAACATAAGACATATGGTAGAAATTGGAACAAATGACAAACCAAGAATTACAGCTGCGTTCAATTTTTGAGCAAAGAGGATATACTCTTGTAAAAAATTTTATAGATCTCCATTTCGCAGAAACTCTATATGAATATCTAAAATTTTCTACTCAAGTTTCTATGCTGAGAGGCGAAGAGATTGTCACTAGTAAAACTGTTCCAGGGTGTATTTGCCAGAAAGCAAATGATATCGTTCTAGACTCTTTACTAAAAACATCTACAAGAAAGGTAGAATCTATCACTGGGTTATCTTTGTACCCAACATATTCGATGGCAAGAATTTATACAAATGGAAATGAATTGGTAAAACATGTTGACAGACCAGCATGTGAAATTAGTGTGACCATAAAACTGTCGGACACAAAAAATTATAACTACCCTATTTTTATGGGAGGAGATAAATTTTTTCTAGAAGATGGCGATGCTGTAATTTATCGAGGTATAGACGTAGAACACTGGCGAGAAAAATGTCAGCATGATGAGACTTACTATTTGGGTCAAATGTTCTTACACTATGTCGAAAAAACTGGTCCACATAACTCTTATAAGTATGATAGAATAGTTGACAGGGAAAAAGTATTTCGGGATGAATTATGGAAAAACATTTGATTATTAGTGATCCGTTCTACAATTATAAAGATGCCCAAACAGATATCAAAAGCATCATTCATTGTATAAATTTACACGGAGACAATTTAGTTGGTGCTGAAATAGGAGTTTACAGGGGAGATAGTTTTTTGACTATTTTACAAAACTGTCCCAACGTTTCGAAACTTTATGGCGTAGATTCTTATGAACCATATGCGGATTATCTAAAAGATGATTATGACGGCAAGACACCTGCATATTGTGTAGACAAGAAACAAATTGAGTACATCAAATTGACTTCATACCATAACCAGCAATACTCTGGTCATGAAGAAAAAATTATATTCTACGAAATGGATAGCAATGAAGCGGCACAGAAAGTAGAAGATAAATCTTTAGACTTCATTTTCATCGATACTTACATGTCATTTGAACAGGCTAAAAATGACTTAGAAGTCTGGTATCCAAAAGTAAAAGACGGCGGAATTTTTGCTGGTCATGACTGGAATTGTCCAGCAATTAAATTAGCAGTAATGGGATTTAGAGAAACTAATAATCTACAATCCCAAATGAGTACATATGACAACACATGGATTTGGTATAAGAACAAATGAAAATCGTAATTGTTGGTGGTGGCACAGCTGGGTGGATTACAACTTTTATGTTGTCTAAAATTCGACCCAATCATGAATATATCAATATCTCCAGTTCCAAAATTCCAACCATTGGTGTTGGTGAGGGAGTAACGGGTGTGTTCAGAAGAATTCTTACAGAACCATTTTTTGAAATCAATGAATTTGATTTTATCAAGAAAGCAAATGTGATTCCGAAGCTTGGAGTAAAATTCAACAACTGGACAACTAAAGGTAGTTCTTTTTTCTCTCCTATCGAAGGAACTGCTACATCTGGAAATTTTCTTGATAGCACTTTGTTCTACAGTATTTTAAAAGATAAAGATGTTGATGATACTAGTGCTACTGGATATCTGAGTAATAGAGATAGAACTTCTTTCTCTATTGAAAATGGCGGAATAAATTTTTATGACTATGGGCTACACTCATACCACTTAGATAACTATAAAACTGGAGAATATTTTAGAGATCTGTCTGTCAAGAATGGAGTATCTGTTATTGACTCTACTATCAAAGAAGTATCAACAGAAGAAGAAAAAATCAAAAGTGTTACTCTAGAGAATGGTTCTGTTGTTGAAGGAGATCTGTTCTTTGATTGTAGTGGTTATGCTAGAATTTTATCAAAAGAATTGGATGTAGAAACTAAAGACTACTCTGATTATTTACCTCTAAATGAATGTATTGTTTTTGATGTTTTAGATGAAGATCCAAAAAAACATGCGTATACTAATGCCAATGCTATGAACGCTGGGTGGATGTTTGAAATCTTCAAACAATATTCAACTCAACGAGGTTATGTATTCTGTGATAAATTTTTGGATAAGGACGGTGCCATTGAAGAGGTTGAAGAATACTTTGGATCTAAAATCAAAGTAAAGAATAACTGGAAATTTAAATCTAATAGATTGAAAAAGTCTATCAATGGCAACTGCGTATCTATTGGTTTGGCAAATCTTTCTGTAGAACCAATGCAGGCAACACAAATTCATTGCGCTGTCTGCCAAATCAATGATTTTATACGCAATTGTTTCAATGACGACATTGATAGAACTCTTTCTGCTAGTGTTGTTAGTGGATATAATAAGAGAACAGCAAAATTGTGTGATAATATGGTTGACTTTATCTCATTACATTACACTGGAGGAAGAACAGACACAGAATTTTGGAATTACGTGACAAATGAAAAACAAATCACTGACAAAGTTTCTGAAATTTTGAGTCTTAGTAAAGAGAGATTAACTAGGTGGGATGATTTTGAGACCTACTATGGATCAACCAACCAAATTTTATGGAATCCTGTTTTGGCTGGATTGGGTCACTTCAATAAAGAAACGATTGAGTCTATCTTCAAAACATGGAATATTCCAGAAGAAATTTTAGAAGAAGAACTAAACGATCATTTAGATAAAATTTCTAGTTTTTATCGGGTATCATCTTCTATCGAAACATTTATTGATTTTGTAAACTAACTATGGAATATTCTTGGTGGACTCAAAAATATAATAATGTTCCTTATGCCACTATAAAAAATATTTTTTCAAATAAAGAAATTGAAAAAATTATAGAAATTGGGAAATCGGAAACACACTCATCAAAAACTGATGCGATGATTGGCGATAAAGTTCAGGATTTTAGTTATAGAAAATGTAAACTTTCTTGGATTAGATCGGATATTCGAGAGAACGAATGGATATTTCAAAAAATAACTGATGCTGTAAATTTGCTAAATTCCGAATACTACAAATTTGATATTGATCTAATTCAAAATCTTCAATTTACTGAATATACATCAGACGGTGATTTTTATGGTAAACATTTGGACATGGGAGAATATGAAACTAGACCAAGAAAAATCTCCTTCAGTATACAACTTTCAAAAGAAGAGGAGTATACTGGAGGAGATTTAAGATTTTATTATAGTGATACTGCTATTATTGCCGATAAAGAAATCGGAACGATGACATCATTTCCATCCTACATTCTTCATGAAGTATTGCCAGTAACAGAAGGTACTAGATATGCTTTAGTTGGATGGGTTTGTGGTCCTAAATTTAGGTGATTAGTAGGGCCAAGAGATAACAACTCTACCAGGACTTCCTGCCTGATCGTAATTACCACCTGTACCAGCACCTTGTCCATCAGCGTCAGCACTGTTGCCAGGAGATCCTCCAGCAGTAGTTCCAGTTCCATTACCACCAGAAACTAGCACACCTTGAGAAACGGCAGCGGAAACGTAACCAGATCCACCACCGCCACCACCCATATCAAGTGGTTCTTGATAGCAACCAGCACCTCCGCCATAATAACCGCCGCCACCGCCGCCGCCATATGGACCATTAACATCACCACCTCTTAGTTGACCAGCAGCAGTAGTGCAGTTACTTGATCCAGCAGAAGACTGTGATGCTCCAGTACCGTTGTTTCCACCATAGTTAGATGTACCGTTAGAACCAGAAGTTCCGCCACCTCCACCACCATTGGTAGAACCTGGGTTGCGGTTAGCACCACCGCCACCACCGCCACCAGCTACTAGAAGAACTCTAGAAAATGCTCCAGTTTGTGGAGTATATCCAGAAAATACTGAGTTTCCTCCGTTGAACACTCCAGAAAGACCACCACCAGATCCAGGACCCCAAGCATTATTTGCTCTTCCTCCGCCACCATATGTTTGTGTTGGAGATCTTTGTACACCACTAGCACCCACTACAACTGTGTAAGCGGTTCCTGGTGTAACATCCATAATGCCACTGGCGTATCCGCCGCCGCCTCCGCGACCACCATCTGACCATCCAGATTTACCGCCGCCGCCTCCGCCGCCGCCCCAGACCTTAATTCTGATCTTGGTTACGTTTTCGGGAACAACCCAAGATTGATCATTTCCCGTATATGAAAATGCTTGGTTACCAACTGGGTGATCTGCTTGACCAGGAACTTCAACCCAGTTAGCTCCATTATAAATTTTTAGTTTCTCATCATCCGTATCCCAAACAGTTAGTCCGATCTCACCAGCTGGTAAGTTCGCTGTTGCGAATGAGGGGAATTTTACACCACTTCCAGTGGCATTCAATCTTCCAACATTTAATTCTGACATAGTTCCTAATAGAAAGTTTTACAACTTAGTAAATTGTCCAAGAAGTACCAGCACCAACTGTTACCGCATATCCACTATTTATAGTTATATTTCCATAACTATACAGAATTGAGTTCTGTGGTGTGGTTAGATTTTCAGAAATGGTCTGTCCAGCAATATTTATAATTCCACCAGCATCAATCCACTTGACGATACCGTTTACATAAAGAGCACCAGTTACGTTGAAGTCTCCATCGCAATCCAAAGTATATTCTGGATCTGCTTTGTTGATACCAACTCTAGACAGTCTGTAAATATCATCACCATTGGTTGCTTCTGTCCATCTTGAAGTGACAAACTCAGCATTGTTTTGGAACAACTGACCATTGATATTGACATCTCCACCAACATTCAAAATGTAATCTCTATTTACTGGGTTATCTGGATCTGTGTTATCGGTTCCAGAGAAGTCAGTTGTATTGATGGCAAGTCTATTATTAGTTCCCTGAATTGCTAACGCTGGAGCAAGAGGAGTTGCGAGAGTGTTCTTCCAATCAGTTCCACCATCAGTTCCAGAAGAGTAAATAGCAAATACATCTACACCAGCACCAATGTTGTTACCAACACGGAAGTTTCTACCACCACCAGGAGAAGCACCAGCACCCTTGAATTGAACATCCGCTTCGGCGTTAGTAGAAGCATCGCCAATTCTTAGACTGTCTTTTGCTAAGTAGACATCACCATGAATAGTTTGCCATCTTAGAGTGGAGCTTCCGAGATCTTGATCACTATCAGTACCAGGAAGTAGGTCTCCACCATTTGTGATAGTTAGTCTCAGGGCATTTGTAGCATTAGCAGTTCTTGTTCTGAAGATAAGATTGCCAACATAATTTCCAGTTCTTACAGTAGAGATACCCCATTGTGCTGTCGTTGTAGCACCATGCTGTAGAAGTAATCCAGTTTCACCACCATCCACTTTATTGAATACTGATGCTTGGTAGAAGTCGGTATTTGTTGAGAGTGCGGTATTTGATTGGAATAACAAACTTCCAGAAGCAGAATAAACATTCAACTTGAGTGGATTAGTTTCAATAAATGATCCTGTTCCACCATCAATTGGGGTATTGATGCTAACTCTATTATTAGTAGCGTTTACATAAAGTGTTCCAGAATCAACGGTGAGGTTTGTAGCAACGGTGATATTGCTCAAGAAGTCTGCTCTACCAGAAACTTCTAATGCTTGATTAGCTGCGTCAACATTTCCAATGGTCAAAGGACCAGTCATGTCATCACCTGCTCTCAGAACGTTGAGAGAAGCAGCACCAGTTAGTGAAGCAGTAATCGTTCCAGCATCAAAATTACCCAAAGAATCACGCATTACAGCAGATCTTAGGATAGGATCCCCGCCGCCAGTATATGTTGTAGCAACGTTAGCACTATTGAATGCTACGTTAGATGCGTTCCAAATAACACTGCCATTGATTTCCAATGCGTTTTCATTAGCAACCTTGAATTCAAGTGTTCCAGATCCCTCAGTTCCATCACCACCAGAAGCAATAATGGCAGCATTGTACGTTGGATCACTATTACCATCTACCGCAGCTGTAGCAGATGAATTGAAATGAATGTATGGACTTGAAGCAGTTCCATCTCTTCTTCCTAGCTGTAAGAATCCTGAACCAGCATCATTGCCAAGTTTTGCTGATGTGTAAGTATTGGCATCATAAATTTCGTAGTTTTCAAATGGTTCTTCCTCACCAGCAAAACCAATGAAAGCGGCAGTTGATAGATCTCCACCAGAAGGAACTCTACCAATTAGAATGGTATAAGTATTTGTTGGATCATCGTTATCAATGTTTTGTGCCGTGGAAGTAATAAAGAAGTCAGTGATATCCTGTTTACCGATATTATATACGTTGACTTGAGAGTTTGCCTCGTAGTCTCCACCAGGATTAACATCTAATGCCTTTCTAACTAGAATTCTATAGTAAACATCAGTTCCACTGTAAGACTTAACTTCAATTTGATTGCGGAACTTGGTTGAACTCATCCAAGTTGGGATTCTAGTATTGAATAGTTCATTAGTTTTGATATTCCAAGCGTCTTGATACCAAAGACCTTCTTTGTTGTCAAGTTTATCAGCATCAAGTAGAGAATTAATTCCATGGTTTCCAGACGACCAAATCTTATTCCAAGAACCAAATGTAGTCTCGGACGCAGCTTCGGTTCCAGATCCACGGATGTAGATGTTATTATCATCAGCAAATGCTAGTTGTCTTACACCACCAGCAGTCGAAATTCCAGATCCCTCATTACGGAGGGTCATAACCATATGTTTGGTTGATGTTGGAGTTGAAAGTGGATCATCTGGATCAATACCAGTGATATCTGGATATGCTGTAGACAATCCATTGGAACTATTGAATACAGTGTTTAGAACAACACCAGAAGCAAAGTCTTTTGGTAGTGGGTTTGAAGATGGGTTTGTAGTACCAGTTAGTAGTCTAATTGTGTTGGCAGACTGACCAGAAATAGCAATGTTATAAGTTCCAGATAGTCTGTCTGAATCTAATGTACCAGAACTGATATTGGAAGCATTGGTATAGAAACTACCCTGTGCGCCATCAAGTAGGTCAGCGTCAAGTCCACTATCTGGACCAGTTTTGATATCAACAGAACCATTACCAGATTCACCCAATTTGAATTGGGATTTTTTGAATCTAGCAACACCAATTGTTCCGTAAGCATCAGCAGAAATAGTCAGATCCGAAACACGCTGAACATCAAGAGAGACGTTAGCATATTGTCTGTTGACTGTACTAATTTTACCGAGAAGAACAAGACCAGTTCCAGAACCAATTTCAACTGGATTTGGAGTGATAGTGAAATCATTATTGTATCCTGTTCCAGAACTAGTTACAGTTACCTCGGTAACTGCTCCACCAGAAACAATGATATTTCCACGCAGACCTGTTCCAGATCCACCATCAAGTCCAACATCAAAATATTGACCATCTGTAAAGTTTTGACCTCCACTACCAACGACAACCTGCTCGACAAATCCACCGAGAGTATATGATGATTCGAATACGAGTGGTGATGCTCCTCTCTCAAATTCAATAACAGTTCCAGCAGCAATTTCTGCTGTTAGTGGATTATTGATTGAAACCGTTGTTAGACCACCAGTAGTGATAACACCATTGATAGAAGTGTCGTTGGCAATACCAGCAACGTTAGGAATTACTTCATGTCCAATCAAAGTATTTGAGTTGGTTGTGAAGATAAGTTGGGAAGATCCAACTGTAGCAACAGAATAGAGTTGAGCAAAGTATCTAGATTCAGCACCTTTGATTGACTGAACTGCTAGTGCCCAGTTCTGATCACCTCTGAGGAATGTGAATGAGTTTGCAGCACCACCAGACGCCAATCTATCAGTTTCAATAACACCAGAAGTAATATCAGAAGCAGCAATCTGGTTTGTAGATAGAGATACCCAGTTTGAATTGGTATTACCAGATGTGTTAACTACACGGTTGATATTAATGGTTGCTGCCGCATCATCATCAAATGTATCAGTGTCAACCATTTTGATGTTGTTGACAATGTTACCATAAAGTCTACTCTCTAGCAGAGCAGTGCCAGTTGCTTGTGATCCAGCACCAGGAGGAGCAGAGAATGTAACTGTTGGAGTAGTTGTGTAACCAAAACCACCTTTGTATCCAGCATTTGTTGTAATGGTAACAGTAACAACTTCACCATTAGCAATGGTACAAGTTGCTGTAGCAGCAACTCCACCTGGATCTGGATTTCCACCAGTAATTTGAATAGTTGGAGCAACGGTATATCCAGAACCACCATTTGTTATGTTGATTTGGTATACAACACCTTCTCTATACTCAGTTGCTTGAATTCTACCAGTAGAAGGAGTGCCAGTATATACATTTTGTAGGGTAAATTGTAATGTAGGATCGACAGCAAAACCAAGGAATAGACTATCTAAGTCATTGTTTAGAATGAATGACTGTGATGTATCTTGTTGAATTGCGATGTCACCAGCAAGTGCTCCTTCAATTTCAAGTCTTGCTGCTTGATCGGCAACAGTATAAACACTGAATGGTCTAAGTGCTGGAATCTGATCGACAGAAATCTTACCAGAATCGGTAAGTTCAACCAGTGCTCTAGGAACAGCATTGGTAGAGTATGGTTTATTGATATATGGACCGAGGTTGTTGGTGATATAGTCCCTAACTGCCTTCTGTGTGGGTAGTTTGGAATCAGTTGCGTTAGCTCCGCCAAGTGTGTTGGATGCATCGAAACCAGTAACAACAACGTCTCCACCTTTCAGTTTCAAGAATTCAACTTCGGAGATGGTAACCGTTCCAGTGAAGGTGATGTTACCAGTTCTGTTTTCAATTCTAGCAAACGTACCAACCTTGAAGTCACCAAGTTCGTCAGTACCAGAGCAGTAAACGCGACCATAATCTTCTGATACTTGTTCGTATGCCTCAATCTTAGTACCACCGTTTTCTGGTAGTGCCAGATAGTTAGTACCAGAACCAGCAAATTCCCAAGTGTGAGAAGAAGAGTTGACGATAGATGGTCTATGTAGTCTGATAGTTGCGTTGTTGCCCTGTGGAGTTAGAGCATTTTGTAGGTTTGTTAAACCAGTAATGACAGCACCATCAGAATCTCTAATAAGTTGTAGTGGTTGTCCAGTTCCTTCTTCGAGTGTAATTGTCGCAGAGAAAGGAGGACCAACTGTAACATTAGTTACGGCATCGATAAAGAATTCTCTTTCTGGATCAAAGTTTGTAAATCCATCAAACTTAGCAACATAGTGCTCAAGTGGTTCTCTGCCAAGACCAGAAACTGTTAGAGTTGTTCTACCAGTAGCGGTTTGGGATACAACATCTACAGTTGCTACGTCAAACTCATATGCTTCTCTTCTATATCCTTTTCCTCTGAGAGCAAATGTACCGAAATTTGTAGCAGAGTTAGTGATAGATGCGTAACCACCGCTTTCTGATAGGACACCATCTTGGCAGAAGATAACGAATACAGAAACTAACTGAACATAACCATCTTCAATAATTCTGTATCCTGTACCACCAAAGGAGACGATCGTGAATGCCGCAGCAACCATCGACTTACCCTGGTTGGGGAAGGACGCTGTTCCGTCTAGTTCTAGACCAGGGAAAGGACAGTTGGGTTGCTTAACTTTAGAACCGTCAACCAGAGCACCGCTACCGCCCAGGAAGGAGATAACAGAAGCGTTTTGGGTGTATGGAGACGCTTCAATAATGGGATAATCGTCAAAGTCTCCACGGATTGCTACTCTTTGGTTATTAAAGTCATAAATGTAACTATCTGGATATGTAACAATATCAGAAAAATCATAAAGTGTTCCGTAAGTCTTGGTTACAGAAGTTGGAGCAACAGCAGTTGGACTTGTATCATCTTCGCCATACTCTAAAATAGAATCTAATAGATCCATTTCAGTGGTGATTGAAGATGCTACATTAGCGCAATCTGGATCACCAGGATCAGCAAGAATAGTGTTATCTGTGAATTGTGGGATATCAGACGAAGTTGTGATTGCGTTTCCTGAACCATCAGTCCAATTACGCATTGCTGCGATTGCATATGTTGCTACTCTCTGGTAAGCATATCTTGTTTCTGCAATTTGATTTGCTTCAACGCCATTTAAAACATTACCAGTGAAATATGCTTGAGCTGCTGTTACAATTCCAGAATTTCCACCAAGACTTAAGTCTCTAATAAGTCCTCTTAGAATATAACCAATATCTCTCAAACACTTTCTTTCATGTGTATTTGAAAGACCTAGTGATGGATATTGTGCTTGAGTATCTAATAATGCCTGATGAGCAATAAGATCTTTGTTTCTTCCGATTAGATAAGCAGCATCTAAGTAAGTTCCTGAGGTGTTATTGGCAACAACATCAATGAATAGATATGATAAAGTAGAAATAGCAGATGCTACGTTAGCACAAGCGGGGGTTCCAGCAGTAGCAGTAATGACGGTATCATCAAAATATCTATCAAGTGTGGAATATTGTGGTGTATATAAAGGATCTCCTGGAGTTCTGTTTCCAGTTCTCCAATTACACATAGCAAAGATTGCTAGTTCTCTAGCATATTCAATCGCACGAACAGTTTGAATAATTTCATTTTCAACATAATCAATTTTCGCACCAACAATATATTTTGTACCAGCTTCTAAAACGTTGTGGTTCGAACCAAATTCGAGGTCTCTTGTTAGAGCGTTTAAGAAGTGTACGATGTCTTGACGGCACTGTTCATCATCTACTGGGATGCTAAAACTTGGATAGAGTTTTTGACCATTTGAACACTCTACGAGAATATTGGAAAGTTTTACAATATCATCTTCAGCAAATCCAGGAGTTCCAGATAGAGTTATTGTAGCAACGCCAGTAGAAGCATTATCCCAAACAAAATCTGTAATTGTGTAATTTGTAGCATTCCAAGTTACAGTTCCACCGCTTACATAGGTATGTTCATAGTTACTAGTTCCCAAGAACACATCAAATGTATTCGCAACATTGTCAATATTGTAAGCAGAATAATATTCTTTTTTGAACTCGTCATTGATTCTTCCTACTACTTCATCAGCAATGAAGTCTCGGTTGTTCTTGATAAGCAGACAAGCATCCTGATATCTTCTATCAACTGGTGTTGAAATCTGGAATTTGTTTGGTGAGTTGAGTAGTGAAATCGTAACTGCTTTAGCATACGATTTTACAGTAGCAAATTCACCAGGATCTAAATCAGGAGTAGCGAGTCCTGGGAATTTTTTGGGAATTACAAATCTTCTAGCACGACCATCAGCGTCTTCAATAACTTTATAAATTCTTTGCTTTCCATTCAAAGCAGAAAGATCTGGGTTACTAGTTGGAAGTCCCGTAATTATAATTTCTTGACCTTCTTTGAAGTCGTGGATATTGGATCTTCCTACAAGATCGTTAGTGTAGAAAACAACACCACCAAGATCTTCAGCACTTCCAAATTGTGCTTCCTGGAAACCGCCAGTAGCAATACTTGGATCTCCTTGTAAAGAGAAGTCAAGTCTTGTGATTGGCAAAGTAGCAACAATATCATCATCTACAGATACGACCTCACCCTCAGCTCTAATTGATCTTAGTGAGGTGGTATCAATAACATTGATTGTTGGAGTTGCTTCGTTGATTGTTATAGAAGCACTTGCTGAAGTGTCCCAAGAGGGTGCATTGAGAATTGGGATAAACAATACGTCCCAATAAGTAGGAGCACTAGCATCATCAATAGAACCTACTTGGTAATACCCAGCAGTAAAATTCGCATCTGTGGTATCATCTAGATAAACGTAAGTACCTACTGGAATGTCAGCAGTTGGATCATCTGTAAATCTTAGAGTATTTGTTCCAGCAGTTTGACTAATTGTTAGACTAATTGCTGCCCCAGTTGCAGCAGAAGTGATATAATTATATTGCTCACCTTCAACAAAGGAACCAGAATTTAGTTGTACGTCGATAGTACCAGAGATATAAGCACTAGCTCCTGTCGTTGTGGTAAAAACAACATCAATAACACCTGCTCTAGCACCAGTGTTAACACCAACAACCTCTAATCCAGTTGTTAGATTTGATAATCCAGTATTATTTTGGAAAGCGACTCTAAACCTGTTTGGTCCAAAAATTTGATGACCGATTGGGAAATTAGTTCCAAAATCACCATTGGCATCATAGTCAACTAGAATTCTTTGCTTGTCGTCAAAGACCATCGCATAATCCCAAGTAGCAACTGAATCGCCATTAGAATCAATTTGGTCTCTGTATGTAACACCAGTGACGTAGTTCTTATCACCAAACTTAAAGATGTGTTTGTTTGGATTTGCTGGTCTAATAATAACCAAACGGAGGTTATCGCCAACAACCGAACAGTCTGGTGGTAGTGAAATTGGGTTATCTTCTACGTAGTCTCCACCAGAAACGACTAAAGTTTCTTTTACTCCAGGAGTTGCCCAAGCAAGTTGTGCTGCTTTTTTGATTGTTCTGACTGGGTTTACTGCCGAACGACCATCGTTCAAGTCAGAACCAATTTGAGATGAAACGTAAATACGACCACCAACGTCATTCGTTGCTAGATTGAGGACGTATTCAGTAGTAGCAATTTTGTCGGATCTATCACCTAGAAGAGGTGTAATTGATCTTGGGAAAATACCAGACTGACCAGTCTCTAAATAATATGGAGCATTTTCGTCAATTACTCTAAAACCAATATGCTTGAATTGTACTTCACCATTTAGAGCAACACCATCTCCGTGAACAGGACCAATATTTCCAGTCTGACCAGAGTTTAGTGCTTGATAAACATTTTGTCCGAAATATCGATAATCATCTTTTTGAAGAATAACATTGGCAGCCCAAATTGTGCCAGTGGCATTCATATATGTTTTTAGATTTGGACCTCTGTGTTCCAAATCAGGAGTAACAAAGTTTTCAATGTCGAGGTTTAGAACTCTAGCAGTATCCGAGATGATAGAAGTTGAAGTTCTAATAGCACCATTAATATCAAGTTCAAAATCAATAGTATCTAGGAATGCCTCTGCTGTAGCACCAGCACCATTACCACCAGTAATAGTTATAGTTGGTGGAGATGTATATCCAGATCCAGGATCATTGACAGCAATTGATGTTACAGAACCATTAAAGATAAAAGCAGAAGCAAGTGCCTGAGTTCCACCAGCTCCAGGTGCTGAGACTACAACATTTGGAGCGAGGGTATATCCAGAACCACCCGCAGTAACGTCAATGTTATTGACTTTCTGACCAGTTCTATTAATACCAACTCTTGGGAGATTGCTATTAGGATCTAACTGTGCTCTGAATACTTCTCTTTCATCAGAACCTGTACCAATTCTAATTGTAGCTTCATTATCACCGATGAGTTTAGGGTTTACGCCTCTAATTTTCTCTTTGTCGGAATTAATATGAAAACTCATGGTGCTGCCTAGCTCCTTGCCTTAGATCTATCCTATTGTATATTTAGCATTATGCCCAGGCAATACTAACAACTTGAGTGGAAACTGCCCATTTGATAACCTGTGTAGTTCCAGTTCTAATTACATTGTAACTAAATCTATTTGTAGAAGAAAACGTCTCAATATCCCATGACTCTCCAGTTGGAACGTCATGCTTGATAATTGTTAGCATACTGGACTGAACTGTAATTGCTCCAACAGAATTGGCAACTACAGAAGACTCAATTTTCCCAGTATAAACAGTTCCACTTGGATTTGACGCTAAGAAATGTCCAGTTATAAAATTCAATGTTGAATTTGCTATTGGAATAGCAGTTCCTACGTCATCTAAAGAAAGTGTTGCTGTATTTGCTCCTCTTAGAATATAGTTGGTAGTTTTACTATCAGAATAAAATCTATTTTTTATTTCTAGGGTGTTTAGATCTTTGGCATTTCTGTCTTTATCTACGACAGAAACTTGATCAACTGAAAACCCACCTAAAGAATCAAACTCTTTGTTGTTTACTGCCATTTTACTTAATTACCTGATTTAGTACGGTGAACGATATAATATCTCCATTAGTATGGTCGTCAGATAATGTCAAAGTGATTCTGACTTCGCCAGCATTGTAATCAAACGATGCTGTATATTGATCTAGAGATGTATTCAAAGACCCAAATTCATTATAAAAAATATCAGTACCATTATCTATAACATGATATTCTGTCATAGATCTCTTTCCAGAAGATGACTTAGAAACAACGGTCACTTTACATCCTTTATTAGTTGATGTTGGATACAGATTGACTGCTGATGTTTCTGCGGCACCCTTTCCTAAAGAGAATGATGTAGTTCTAATTGCATAATCAGCAAGTTCAAATTCTTTTAGATCACCGTCAAAAACTTTTACTCCGTTGAAAGTTCCTGTTCCAAATGTTGTGTTGAGATAGACATCCCCTTGATCATCTAATCTAAGAATAGGATCAACAACCAAACCAGAAGAAAGACCTAGATCGAGATATTGCTTACTTGAACTAATGAAAGTTCTAGTTACGTCTCGGTTGTCAATAGTAGTTTCATTTAGATTTAGAGTTACTAATGGAGTATCAAGAGAAAGGTTATTTAATCCAGAAGTTGTAATAGTATCAATGTTTGTAAAGTCTAGAGCAGTGCTAGACAACTTCATTGTATTGAGATTATCATTGTAGAAGTACAAGATATTCTCGTTCGCTGCTGGAGCAGTTTCAGGAATAATATACGTATTACCATCAACGTCTCTAACGCCACCCAAAGAAGACCAGTTAGTACCACTATAACCTTCAAACTGCTGAATCTCTGTGTTGAATCTAATTGAACCAGGGACGGCAGATGCGGTGTTCTTTTGATTGTTGTTTCCAGCAGGAATTGCTAGGTGCGTATACGAATCAATTACAACTTTTTTACCAGGATTTGGTCTTAGAGTAAGATCTTCACTCAGTGTTGCGATTGTATTCCAATCTGCGTTTGTAGTTCCTCCAATCTTCAGCGAAGCATTTACAATTAGAGGAGCATTTTTCTGTGGTGCTACTCTCAATTCTTCAATTTCAGTAAACTCAATGGAGAAACCGCTAGAGAATACCAAGTAAGTTGTGCTGTTCCGTTGTTTTGAACACCACTTGTATGTGTTGGTTCATTACCAGAAGATGCTGTAGTACCAGATGCTGTTACTTCGTAAATATTATTCAAATATTTCAAATATTGACCAATAACAACTGGTGTATTTGCTGTCCAAAGAGAGAAACTTGGAATTCCTAATCTGGTAGAAGAAATTTTCTTGACAGTTCTAAAATCAAAGAAGTTTTGAGTTAGTCTTACAGTGTTATTACCATCATTGTAGAACCACAATGTATTATCATTTGCTCCAGCAGTTAGTTCTGCTAGAATATATGTGTTGCCATCAATGTCTCTTACTCCGCCTAAAGAAGACCATGAAGTCGTTGAAGCATTGTAACCTTCATATTGTCCAGTTGTTGTATTGAATCTAATTGAACCATCTGATGCCAAACTAGTCGGTCTTTCAAGTGTAGTTCCTACTGGAATTTGTAATGCTGTGGTAGAATCTACCTTTGCCAATCTACCAGAAGCTGGTGTTACGATTACATCGGAAGATCCAATAGATGAGATTGTTGAGTTTTGAAGTAATAATTGATTACTTACGTTGATAGCATCATTAGATCTGATAATTCCAGAAGTTGTAAGATTTCCAGATCCAGATGCTATTTGAATAGTAGTGCCAATATTGACATTACTAGAAAAAGTTGATTCTGCTGTAACCGATATTGAAGAATCTGAAGAAATTGTTGAAACGTTTAGTGAACTTGTGTCAACACTAGTAGACTCAATGGTCGTAGAAACTAAATCCGTAATATTTCCAGAATTACCAGTAAACGAAATAGATCTCAAATCTCCAGTTACAACATCACCAAAAATAACATCTTGGTCTGTTGTTTCAGATACTAATAGTTGGAATCCAGAACCAAAAACCTTTGGGTTATTTTGATCTATTGTTATAGAAGCTTCAGATCCATCTTCTCCTGCCATGTCTGGATGGAGATCACAATAATAATATAGAGTTGGAGTTTCTGTACTTACTGTTATTTGAAGAAAATCTTGACCACTAGTAACACCATCTGTATATTCTGTACCAGCAAAATCTAATACAGACGTTCCAGAAAGACTGGGGAATTCTGTTAGTGTGAGTGTTGTAGCGTCAACAACTTCATCGACATATGTTGTTGTATTTGATAATGCCCCAGAACTACCTGCTTGGGTTGTAACAACCATTCCAGCAAAAATACCAGCAGTTGAAGAAACTGTAATCTCTTTGCTTGTTGAAACTAAAGACGTTGTAATACCTTCTACAGTGTACCACTTACCATCTGGTTCTTTACTTAGTTTGAATGGATGCTCGGATGCGTTTACTAGATCAAATTTATATACATTACCAACATACAGTGAAAGATCTGGGTAAATGGATGCTCCATTGCCATCTCCAATATCAATAAAGTATCTATTTACAGATCCACTAGCAGTATCAACAGTATATGTTGTTGGAGAAGAAGTATTTTTCAATACATCGGAAGATACATAATCTTCTCCAACTGGACAAGCACAAACAAGAGATGTTATATTTCCACCAGAAGAATTTACTTTATAAACTTCATTTGCTGTTTCTGAGGTTGCTGTATCAACATTTAATGTAATGTCATCAGTTGGAGAAGAACCACCAACTAAATTACCAGCAATAATAATACTATCTCCAATTGTGTAATCAGATCCAGCATTGTTTATTGTAGTGGTAATAATACCACCACCTAAACCTCTTTCAATATCAAAAGTAGCACCAGAACCAGATCCTCCCGTAGCAGCAACACCAGTGAAAGTTTGATTTTCTGCTGCAAGAATATCGGTAGAACTTGAAATACTTACAGATTCAATTACACCATCTGGTTTTTTGATAGAATCTCCAACTGAAAATGCACTGGATGATACAGTACCAGTAAATGTGATTGTCTGTACAGCATTTACAAATACTGTGTAAATAATTGGTTGAACCAAAGATGATGGACTTACAGAAAGTACGTCTTGATTTGTGTATGATGTTCCACCATTATTGATATCAAAACTCGTTACCGCTCCAATAGAAGCAACAGTATATGTAATATTTGTAGTTGGATTTCCGTAAATTGGAGTAAATGTTAGAGTTGCGGTTCCAGGTGCTTCTCCAGAAGAAGAAAGTGTAATTTCATTTTGGAGAACATTAACATCCGATACAGTAACTCCGTCCCCTAATGTTCCCGTACCTCCTGTTTGTACTACACTGTCCCCCACTGAAATAGTGCTGACATTAGGAAGTGTAAATGTACTTCCAGTTCCATCTAATGTAATTGTTACTCCAGTGACAGGTCCTGGCAATGTCAAAACATCTCCAGATACTGTTCCAATACCTTTTGTGGTAAAAGTAAGATTTTGTACAATTCCTGGATCTGTGGTTACAGTGTATGAAAATCCAGATCCATAACCACCAAGATCTGAGTTATTGATAGTTAGAACGTCGCCATTTAAATAATTTTGACCAATATCAGTTACTACAATATCAGTAATTGCTCCATTGTATGTAATAGAAGTAATTTCAAATGAGAATCCAGATCCACCACCTAAGTCTGGATCATATGCAGTTAGAACTTCTCCAACTTGATAATTCTCACCAGAAATAAAAATTGTTACATCTGTTACTGCTCCACCACTAACCAAAATAGAGGCAGCGATTCCAGTTCCATAACTTCCAGCAGTTCCATCAACAACATTGATGTTTGCTCCCATGCCATCATGGTTTACGCAATTATATACAATTGTTTGGGTTGGAGTATCTGGTTTGATTAGAATATCAACAAATGCTCCAGGATCTCCAGCAGTTCCTTTTGTAGTTACGAGAAAATTTGTAATGTTTAGAAAATCACCATTTGGATCTTCAAAAAATAGAGGATGACCAGCATTGGAAGCATCCGACATATCAAAACGATATGTATTTCCTTTTATTAATGTTAAAACTGGTTGTGTTACACCATTCACACTGTAAACATTGTCTGGTGGAGGTGATCCAGGATTTGCTACAGAAGTTACAGTAAATGTTTGTGTTGGTGGGTTGAATAAAACTATGTTTGGATAATTTGTATCTGTGTATCCAGAACCTCCAACAATTGTACCAGTGTAATCAACAGTACCACTAATTGTAACGTCTGCTAATGCTCCAGATCCAGAACCTCCTTGGAGAGGTACATCTTCAAAATTTCTTGGGATGTATCCAGATCCACCAGAAGAAGTTGTTCCTGAAATTCCATCAACAGTGAAAGAACAAACAGAGTTTTCTCCAGAACCACCAATTAAAACTTTATTGAGATAATTGCCAGGATTGAAATTCTGACCAGAGTTTGTTAGAGATCCAGTAAAAACATCTACAAATAAATCAACGGTAGCATCACTACCAGTTCCACCAATTAGGGGAATATCTTCGTAATTGCCTGGATCATAATTTTCTCCATTTGTTAGAATAGAAGAACCAAGAGTGGTAATAATTTTTTTCTGTACAGAAAAATCTTGGTATGAAACGTTTTTTTCTAGAGATAAGTCAGCAATAATTTTACCATCAGAAGCAATTCCAATGGTTGAAAGTCCAGACTTATAAATTCCAAGTGAATTTTTACTGATAAAAGCAAGTGATGGAAGTTCTCTTGTTCCATCTCCAATTTTCAAATTTCCAGTAGCAAGGTCACTACCACCCTGGGAAATTGTAAAAATCTGATTACCAATTTGATTGATCTTTTGCCTTTGAATCTCAAAAGTATCAGTTTTGGCGACGTTAATTGCTGGCATTTTTTACTAACTCTCTAAGTAGGGATTTGATTTCAGAGATTTCATCCTTCAACATATTTATGTCTTCCAACGCGGAATTCAAGTGTTTCAATTTACGTCTTGCTTCAATAGCAGAACTGTCGTGATTCAAGATGGCACCTGTGGTCTCGTCTCTGACAAGACCATCATGCCCTTTTACTTTGATGTAGCTCATACGCGGAAATTAGAATGCTGCGACTGCTCTAATATCTTGAACTTTTGGAACGTATGCTGGATCAACTCCCTTCATCACAACCTTGATTGCGAATGATGAGAACTCTGGTAAACCAGATACGCTGTACTTGAGATCTTGATATGCCGACTGCTTCTCAACAATGCTTGAGATAGTATTCTCGGCGCTAGCAATCTCTAGTGAATCTGGTTGACCATTGTCATTGAAATAGAACCACTCTGCGTCTTCAAAGTTCTCTTGACTTGATGCTCTCTTGTACTTGTAAAGAACTTCGATGTTAGCGATATTCTTGACATTAGCAAGTAGATGAACATCAATTGCTGTAGCAGGATTTGTGATGTAGATTTCCTTGGTTACATACTTAGCAACAGAAGAACTGTTCTTAGATGTATCTTCGGCAACAAAGTCAACACCATTGCTGTATGTTACCTTTGCGACTTCCATAAAGAACGCTTCATCATCTGGTTGGTTTGGATATGAGATGATATCACCAACGCGGAAGATATCAGCAATCTGATCTGTCTCAACATTTGCTCTATTGAACAGAACATTATCAATGATTCTACCAGTGTAGTCATCGTTGATTGGTTGAATATCTGTTCTAAGAGTTAGTTGTCTGGTTGTTCTATTCCAAATTACAGACTTACCAGTAATTCTGTTGTCGTATGTGTTTAGAATCTTAGACTCAACAGGGTTTCTGGCAACGATTGTGATTGACTCACCCGCTGCTGATTGAGTCGAACTATTGATGATCGGTGTTACTAGTGATGGACTTGATCCAACAGTGATTGTTGGAGCGTTGGAGACGCTAGTAAACTGAGTCATTTCAAGTTCTTCACCAGTTGTGAATCCTTGCTTAGTCTTGACCTTGATCCAAACATTATTTCCATCAACCTTAGCAACTGTTCCAGAAGCACCAGATGTCTTTCCTTTGACACTCTGGTTATTCTGATACGTTACATCGGGAGTAACTGTTGATAATGAGAATGAATAAACAGGATAGAACTCAAGAATTTGATTTCTTCTTCCATATCTGTTTTCTTGACCGCCAGCATTTTCAATTCTGTTTGAAACAGTTTTGACAGAAGCACTGGAAAGATCAATAACTGGAGATAAGTGAGAAGAAGTGGAAGAAAGTTCCATCTTATAAGTTAGAGATCTTGTAACATTGTTTAGAGTTTCATTGATCTCTGATGCGATTACCTTCTGATTGTCAAAGTAATGTGGTTCGTTTAGGAACGTCTTCTCAAAATCAGTTTGTGAATATGAAGTATAGTTTGTTGTTGAAGAATCAACAGGAACAATGTTAGTTGTCTTTACAGAACTATTAATGGTTGTTCCAGAAACAGTGATGTAATGAACTTGTGGGTATAGAGTTTCAAACTTTCTGTTGTATGTTGCGTACACAGAACCACCACCACTGGTGCTTCTGGAAGCTTTAGTGATCGTTCTGATGTTGTAAGAATCAACACCAGAGTTTGAAACTTGGAATAGGTTGGTATTGAATACCTCAGAAGTTACACCACCAACTTCAGAAACTCCTCTGAAGAATACATAAGACTTTCCACTATCCTCAAATCCATTATCTCTATGGTTGATCTTGATAACACTATTGTTATTCTTGAACAACTTAGAAGTAGCAATAGATTCGGAAGTTGCGTCAGTTTCAACTGGATTTGTATCAAGCAACTCGTAACCAAGACCTACGTTCTTGAGTAGCAACTCGGATGGTCTGGAGATATCGAACTCAGCGCGATATAGAGTGAACTTGAGATCCTGATCTAGATCCTCAGTCCAATTCTCAGTGTTCTGAGACTTGTAAAGAGAACCGAGTGATGGTTGTGTAGTAATTACAGTGCTGGTAGATAGATCGGTTTGACCTAACTTAGAAGACCAGATTTCATAATCAGTTGAATCTGTCTCAACAACCATTGCATATTCGGAATCGTTTTCCAGATATACAGGGTAATCAAAAGCAAAGTGGGTTGGTGTTGTGGACTCTGTGAGACCTACGAAATCGGTTGCTACGCCCATTCTAACTGCTGGGGTATCAATCTCTATGAAGGTCTCTACAACACATCCTCCAGCGCCGTTTCCGACACCTTTGATGACCACCGATGGGGCTTCGGTATATCCAAATCCAGCAATTGATACATCGGCGTTGTAGATCTTACCGTCAGACACATTGATCTTAGCAGTAGCAACTGAACCACCAGGAAGTTGTGGACTTTCAATAGTGAGAACTGCGCTATCGTAATTCTGACCAGGATTAGTAATTCTGATATCAGATAACTTACCGCTATCTTTAGCAATAGTTAGACTTACATCAGTGCCCTCAGTAGCATTTGCTAGAGTTACCGAAGGAATTTCTAGTTGCTCATTCTGTAAGAAGGACTTGCCATTGTGGTTGCTAAGAACAAGAGTATAGACTTGCTCATTTGTTAGATCATATACACCAGTGGATGATGGTGTTAGTTCTACACCATTCTTATCGATAAGTCTGGAAATAGGACCAGAAGCAGCAGAACTTGTTCCAACTACATACTCACCTTTGGTAATTGAGAGATTACCAGAAGCATAGCACTTCAAGTATGTGTCTGGAGATAGAGTTTTCTCGGTTCCAGGTACAATATTCTTAGCGGGTTTGTCGAAGTCAACATTAGTCATGTAAACTCTGACTGGAACATTTGTACTCTTGCTCTTGAAGTATAGATCAGCGCCAGTTACAAACACACCACCATCAAAGTTCTCAACCTTGAATACTTGTGCTAGTGGATTTGGTCTTAGTGGATTATCAGTGTTGCTTTCTACAAACTGAACTCCCTCATTGGATTTGAAGTATGATGGTCTCGTAGAAACGATGCTAGCAGGATTCTGAGGAAGAATACCAGAAGCATAATACTTAATTTCTGCGTAGGTATCTACAGTTGCCTTATCTTCGTTGGTTGTGCTTGAAGTAAATCTAAATGTCAATTCTCCAGAAGTGAAACGGAGTTCTTCTGATGTCTCATCGTATTCAACGGTATCTGCGTCTCCAGACCAAGTAGCATTTTCTCTAGGAGCATATCCAGCAGGAAGAAGAATCAAACCACTGGCATTGCCATTTTCATCCGTTACTACTTCGCCGTTGAATGCGGATAGAGAGTTGCCAGCAACTCCAGTAAATCTTAGATCTGGATTTACCCAACGGTTGATATTTCTGCCTTCTAAGAATACAGAAACTTTGGTAAGGGGCTTCAGTCTTCCGATGACAAACTTGATTGGTCTTGTTCTAGCAAAGAACTGTAGTGAGGTTGAAACAACATTCTCACCAACGGTCTTAGTCTGAACTCCTTTACCAAGTTCGTTATTTTGAGGACTGATGTTTGAAGAACTACCAACAGAAGCGGACTTGACCGCAGACTTTGCTGCTACGGAGTTAGTATCACCAAGAGAATTGATTGATGTAAACGAAGAAGAAGTTCCGACCCAGTTTACAATGAATGAATTGTGAAGACTTGAGAAACTCTCTTTGACGTTATCTTTAGCAATAAAGATGTCAAACAAACTTGTGTTAGTGTCTACTACTAGAGGTTCAATGCTCTGATCGTACCACTGATCAATTTGTGGCGATACAGAACCTTCACCAACATATTGGAATACAACAAATGGGTTTGGATTGATCGTCTTCGATGCGAAATCGTTTCCAAGAAGTTTTAGACTTGTGTATGGAAGAGTGACGATATCTCCAGATCTTTGATAACCAGCAACAGATCTTTGATCTTGTCTTGTGTTGACCTCTCTTAGAAGTAGAGAATCTTCCTTAGATTGTGGTCTTAGAACAGACTGTCTGCTATCAATAGAACATCTGTAATCTGCTGAAACAAGATTACCAATACCATGTGTCTCGAAATTATCAACAAAGAATCCAGACTTGAATCTGTCTAGACCAATTTCATCCTTGACTTGCATATTCAATGCTTGCTGCTCAAGGATGCTGAGAGTGGTGTAATACTCAAGACGCTCAATACGCTTTTCGAGTTTACCGATATCCTTCATCGTATATCTACGATGTTCTACAGGAGTGATTCTTACATCCTTACTTGTAGATGTGTATGCTGGAATGTAAGCATAGAATAGAGGAACAGCATCCTTTACAGGATCTGGTTTTGATGGATTGAGTGAAGAATTACCTTCCTTGACGATAAACTCTCCTCTCTTATTGAGGAAGATTCCATCAATACGATCTAGGTATTGTACCTGACTGAACGAGAATGTGTACTCAAGGTTTACATCTGGAGCAGGGGTGCTTGCTACAACCGATCCAGCGCCAGTGAAGTTGCTGGTGGTAACTTCCAATGATGATGTGTCCTGATAACCAGGAACAATTGTAGAAGTGTTTACTTTTGGTCTGAAGTCGATAACGTTCTTGAGTTCTACGTTACCAAATACTGATGAGTTGAATGAAGGAATTTCATCCTCAGGTACACCAGCTTCGTGTAGATAACTATCGATAGTTACAAAGTCTCCCTGTGAATGCTCAAAATAATCAAAGGCAATTACAAGTTGACCAACAGTTGGTTCAAATCCAGGTTTGATGACAATTCTAGAAACATCATATACAGTATCACGCTGACCATCATCAAAAGTGAATCTATGGGTTACATCGGTTCCAGATACCAAGTTGCCAGCACTATCAATCTCTGGTGGTTGTGAGGTTGTACCTTCGTAGACATAACGCAATTTGAAAGCGTCTGAATATGATAGAGTCTCTACAGTATCACTATCATAATCGGTTCCTCTAAATGGAACAACTCTATCACCAGAAGAATCAACAACAATTCTTCTCTTTCTAACCGCAGTCTTCAATCTTGGTTTAGCATTCTCTACCTCAAGGGTAGCAGTTAGTTTCAATTCTGGTGCTACGTAATTTGCTTCTCCAGCAAAGTTTGAATTGAAGTATGACGTTGGCAATTCAAACTTAATGCTTCCAGAAGTTAGACCGCTAGCGGTATCGGTAGAAGATACGATCTCTACGTTGTCCTCATCAATATAAACAATATCGCCATCTTCAACGAGATCAGCACTATTGCTTCTGAGAACGGTTACAATATAATTCTTCTCATTGAACGCCGTAAATCTCTGTGTTCCGAATGGTAATTGAGCAGCAAAAGTAATCAAACCACCGCCAGTTGATCCAGCGGTGACAAAATCTCTACGGAAGTAGTATTTGATCTTGGTATCTTCCGTTCCAGCAGAAATTTTCTGAACCTGCTTGCTTCCAGTTGGGAACAGAAGTGATCCTGAGTTTGGATTCTGAATTCTTGGACGTAGTAGTACAACACTAGTATTGGTTACATCATCATACAAAGTTTCATCAATGTAGATTCTTGTCTTCGAAGAACCTTTCTGTACAGTTGCGTATTGTACAATTGCTCTAATAACGTTATTGGAAGCATCAGAGAACTGAATGAGATCTCCTTGCTGGACGACCGTGCTGGCATCAGCACTGAAACTTGTAGACTCAAGAAACTTAGTTCCTTTCGATCCAAAGAAAGTGAAGTCAGTTACAGATGAAATGTTTGAATAAGTTCTATCATCAACAACGACATCGGCGGTAAAGTTATTTGCTCCACCAGATCCATAAGAAGCACCAAATGCTTTTACGTTCTGTGGCGTGTAAGTAATAACAGTATTTTTGTTTAGAACTGGGCTGATTA